ATTCCTTCAAATAAATTTCACCTCCCCTGAGATCTTTAAAATTATCATAACCTAAATTATCCCTTGGTACGGAAATATAATGAAAATTTGATATTAGTTTGGGATTATAATCACCAATAATTTCCAATCTTAGTAGCGGTAGACCTATTGCCATACAATCAAAATCTCTATGACATAATTCGTATCCACCTCCAGGGATTGATAAACCTACTTTATAATTAATTGACATCTCTAAATATTCGTCGAATGGTTTAAAATGAAAAGGTTCGTTTATTAAACCTAATTCAAACAATTCTTTTTCATCCCCTCTACCGGTTGTAGTTTTAAAAAACATCTTATCAATCAAAGAATTTTTATTCATGAGTTGCCTAAGTCTGTAAAAATAATCATAATTAATCATCGGGCTAAATGGATAAAACGTCGTTATTATCACCGAAAAATTATAATTTTTAGTTTGTTGAATATCAACTCCCCAATTCAAGTGGTGTAAAAGAACAAAAACATCATTTCTGTTATTTCTTTTTTTGAAGACATCTAATATATCAGTCTTTGCTTCTGAAAAAGAAATTCCTTTTAAAATGTCCAATTTATCATCGTATATCAAAATTTCACAATCCCCAATATAATAATTGAATTCTTTAACATAAACTAAACCTGCAATTTGAGTAATAATTTCCGTATTGTAATTGCTTTTTAAATATAATGAAATTTCATTAAATAAATCGTGAATAGTCCACAAATTTTTTTCTTTCCTAGTGTAAAATATTTTAATCATAATTTATTAATACCATTTTTCATGATTTGGGACCAATAAATTCACATGTGCGTTTGAATTATTTTTTAATTCTACGTTATTCATAAGAGCAGAAAAACACATTTCATCTATATTGCCTGCGGGTATATTTGGTAGATTGTAAAAATCTTTTATTTTAATACATTCGTCCCACGTTGATAAAAAAGAACTTAATTTATTAGACTCAATATCTAAAAATTGTACACAATCTTCTGGCATCCACATATTACTTTTATCAAACTGAGTTTCAAATTTTTGTTCGTAAAAGGTAAATCTGCGTCCCAACATACTATTAGTCTGAATTTCATTTTCAAAAAGATAGGTTACCTGACCAGAAATACTATTATGAGTAAAACATTCTAAAATATTTTTTTCATTAAAAGTTTGAAAGTTAGGTAATACGTCCGTGTCGGTCAAAATAATTTTATTAAACTTATTTTCGAGTGCAAATTTCACAGAATATCTTTTAACTGAAAAGTCAAAATCATAATAATTTTTTTTATATTCTAAATATTTTGAATTATATTCCCTTATGTCTTGAACAAACACAAAACTTTCTTTTTTTATTTTTTCCGGTTCATCGGTAACAATAAAAATTTTTGGTGTATCTACTAACTTACCCAAAGAATCAATCAATCTATTGGTTTGATTATAGTACCTTTCACCATAACAAAAAGTTGATATTGCAAAATCCATAGTTATAAATTACCGGTTAATCGATCACACCATCCTTTTGATGTACTGTAAGGCCAAACTACCCAATATTTTGGTTTATATGCTGTTTGAAATTCTCTCCATACTTTACAGTATCCATCGGGATCTGTAAACATTCTTGCAATTTCATTTTTATCAGCATCTTGTCTATGTATAGTGATATCATTTTCATCATGAAATGCGACAACCCAAAATTCGTAGTCTTGTTCTGGAACTTGTTGGAATGAAACATCAATACAATGTTTGAAAATTTGTGCATAACTTGCTAGTAATTCTTCCTCTGTTTCAAAAATCTGAGGGTTTGGGGGATAATTTTTATCTAAGGTATACTGTTGTACGGCACGTTTTGAAAATAACAACCCGGAATAAATTTCATAATCTCTTAAAGTACGTTCAGTACCAAATCCATATTTTGAAAAATCCATATCCACTTCCTCACCATCCATTCCAAATAATTGTCTATTTTTCTTGTGAGATAAATTATTTTTCTCAACCCAGTTTTTATCATCATCCCACTGTTTGGTTCTACCTTTTCTAGTATACTCGTGCCAAATTACAACTTTGTGTGGGTGAAATAAATCATACCCATGGGTATACGCTCGAACCGCTATTGAAATCTCTTCTCCATGAAAATAAAATTCTGGATCATGTTGTACTTCTTCACTGAATTTACCTAATGTGAAAGCAAAATGTGCGGAATAAAATCTTGCAGGAACTGGTTGTTTAAGTTCTTGCCAACCAGGAATTGTTTCAGGTAAAAAGAAAACTGCACCTTCTGGAATAAATCTGTCAAACGCCATTCTCCAAGGTTCTCTAATTCTTGCCGCAGGATCATTATCTGGATCAAAAGATGAAACATATCCTGTTAATAAGGGTTTTTCGAATCCTTTTTTCTGTAGTTGTTTAACCATTTTGATAAGTGTGTCATCCCAGTCTTTTTCAAATCTCATATGAGAATCAATTTGTAAAGTATACTCCTCACCATCATATAGTTGCTGTACTTGATTTCTGGCCCAACACACCCCTTTGGATTCATTATATAAAACATCCAAAATTCTAAATCTCTTATCATTTCTAAAGTCATCTAGAGTATCAAACTTATCATCAGGGTGATATTGTCTACAAATTCCAATACGTAAATTGTTTGGTTTTTTTGCATTAGAAATCATATCTTTGATTGTCAGTTCAAGTTGGGGGTCCCGGTAGGACGCTATTTGTACAAAAATTTTCATATTATTTTTTTTATTTAAAAATAATAATCAATCTCAAAAAGAAAATATTAATTAAAATTTACATGGGTATACCGCAACACAATCTGAACAAGGTCCATATGCGGTAACTGTTGCTGAAAAAATTGGAGATCCAGTTATTGCCCCTAATACGGTCCAACAACTTCCTGAAGAAATTACTCTAGTTCCTACTGCAGTTCCTGAAGGTAAAACAACAAATCTAGTAAGCCCACTATCACAACAAGATCTGACTCTGAAAATTGTACCAGTACTTCTTGTCGGGGTAACTGTTTTTGTAGGAGTAACAGTCCTAGTCAAAGTGGGGGTAATTGTAACGGTGGGAGTTATCGTTGAAGTCACTGTTGGGGTGGGTGTTTGTGATGGGCAAGGATAACCAGTAATACAACTAGAACAATCACTATAAGTTGTGGATCCGTTCCAGGTTATTGTGACAATTCCTACTGTTTGAGATATCACCTCATAACAATTATTTCCTGTTGTCAAAAACACACTACCTATCACTGTGTTACTAGGTAAACTGGCAAATCCATCAGGTACTAATGCACAACAAGGTCTGACAAAAAATATGGAATACGCAGTACTTGGAGTTACTGTTGGGGTTATTGTCACCGTAGGAGTGATTGTTGTTGTAACTGTTGGAGTTAATGTTGGAGTAATTGACGGAGTAATTGTAGGTGTGGGTGTAATTGTTGGAGTTATGGTTGGTGTTACCGTAGGAGTTAAAGTGGGGGTTATGGATGGTGTTGGCGTTATTGTCGGTGTTATAGATGGTGTTGGTGGTGGGGAAGTTGATGTAACTGTAGGTGTAGGAGTTATCGATGCTGTTATTGAAGGTGTTACGGTTGAAGTAACAGTTGGAGTAATCGTAGGTGTGGTAGTTGGTGTAAGAGTAGGAGTCAAAGTGGGGGTCGGTGTTGAAGTTATTGATGGTGTGACTGTGGGGGTAATTGAAGTTGTTGGAGTAATGGTTGGTGTTATTGACGGTGTAATAGTTGGAGTTGGTGTAATTGTTTTTGTTGGAGTCAAAGAAGGTATAGGTACACATGATAACATAGAGCAAGGTAATCCTTCCACCGCAGTGACACCAATTAAATTTGTTGGGTTAGTTCCACAAATGTAATCTATTTGACCCCCACCAATAGGATATGAATTTATTTGAACACCACTACAATCTATGTAATCCAGAAATCCTGTAACCGATAATGAGACATTTGAGACAACAATACAATTACAAGGAAATGGATTGGTTGGTGTAGGAGTTTGAGTTAATGTGGGGGTTTGAGTCGGTGTAACAGGACAACTATATGGTTCAAAATACTCACAACCATTTGAGTCAATTATTTTTATTATTAGATCATTTGTATTGTCTAATGGTGGTGGTACGTTAAATTGATATGGTAACGAAACTCCAGTTGCAACTAAATAACAAAAAGTATTTGTTATATCACAAACGTATACATCATAAGGTGCAACACCGGAAGAAGTTAGTATATCTACTTGATTTGGCAAATTTTATTTTTTTTATAAATACCTATTAAAAAATATTGTGGTAATTTTTATTTTTATCGATAATTTCAATAATTTTGTTATATACGTGTAATACCGAAGGATGACACTCAAAAGTTTCTTTCCTTTCGAGACAATTTACTAATGACGGTATTCCTTGTATCGACCCCCATTCTTGAACTCCATATTTCATATCTGAAGCACAATTCAATCCACAACCACCTCTAACATAATGATATTTATATTCTTGTGAACCATTTCTATATGGTGTTCTAAACTCAGGATTTATTGAACTTCCTAACTGTATAATTTCTGCATCTGTAGTACCGGCTAAATGTAAAAGACCTGAATCCATTGTAACAAAACACATACTATTATTTATTAAATGCCAAGTTTGATCAAGAGATGTTTGGTTCATTAAGTTATATCCTAACTTTATTGGAAAATCAAAAACTGGTTTATCAACATTTGACCCACCTAATTCTGATGAATTTTTTCCAATTGAAATTACCGATATTCCTTTTTCATTTAATAGTTGTGTTAACATTTGCCAATTTTTTGCCGGCCAAGTTCTTGAATTCCAATTTTGAACGGGATGTATTAAAACGTATTTATTGGGTAAATGAGGAAGTGTCACATCTTCATTTGGAATATAGTCCAAAGTCATTTCATCTTTGGTTAACATAAACCCAAGATTAATTGCGTGTAATTGTCTAATGTCCATCACATTATGTTTATTACAAACTCCATTGTCTTTATATGAAACATCAAATGTTGACATTACTTCATATTCTTTATTAACCCGATCAAACTCTTCATCAGTGTAAGGAATGTTCCTATCAACATAGGGGGAGTTTTTAAATAGATCGGGGTGTTTTGAAATTACATGAACTTTTCTATTATAACTTTTACTAATTTTTCTAACGATTGGTGTAGCACAAAGTGTGTCACCTAACGAATTACAACCGGCAATATTTATACAAATTTCTTTCATAAGTCATATAAAAAATATTATATAATGAAAATAAATACAGATTAAATCAACTTCTTTAAAAGATAAAAACTTTAATTTTTATTATTCCACATGTATTTTTAGTTTATGGAAAATATGAAAATTAAAATTATCACCATATTTATCAACTGGGGGTTCTAAATTTTTTAACACACATTATATGGTAATTTATAAAATAACAAACTTAATAAATGGGAAAATATATGTTGGTCAAGATATGGCTAATAACCCTAACTATTTTGGGTCAGGTACGAGGATATTAACATCAATAAAAAAATATGGTAAAGAAAATTTTATAAAAGAAATTATTGAGATATGTTCGTCTTTGGTGGAATTAGATGAAAGGGAAATTTTTTGGATAAAGGAGTTAGACTCAACAAATAGAAGTATCGGTTATAACATATGTGAGGGGGGTAGATCATATAGGAGTATGAGAGGTGAGAATAACCCAAGATATGGTATTAAATTATCTGAAGAAACAAAACAAAAAATAAGGGAAAAAAGAAAAAACCAAAAAATGTCTCAAAAAGAAAAAGATAGGTTGAGTGAATTATGGAAAGGAGATAAAAATCCAGGTAAAAATAAATCAGAAGAGACTATAAAAAAACTAAAGGAAGTTGCAAAAAAAATAGATAGAAGAGGAGAAAAACACCCAATGTATGGAAAAAAACATTCGGACGAAATAAAAGAAAAATGGAGTAAAGATAGGAAAGGTTTAAATATAGGGTCGAGTAATCCAGATGCGACTAGATATTACATAAAAACACCTGAAGGTAAAATTATTGTAATTGAAACCAGAAAATCTGTTATTGAATACTTGGGTTGTAGTTTAGGGTTTTTTGGAACTAAAAAGTATAAAAATTACGAACTAATAAATAAAGAAAAAATAAATAAGTGAAATTAAAAATATTATACATAGAACCACATTTGAGTACAGGAGGTGCACCCCAATTCGCGTTAAAAAGAATTCAGTCATTACAAAAATTTAAAAATGAAATAGAAATATTCTTAGTTGAGTATTCTAATTTTAGTGAAACATATGTCGTCCAAAGAAATGAGATCATTAAACTATTGGGTGAAGAACATTTCTTCACTCTTGGTGGAACAGGTGAGATTGAAAGAAAATATGGGTTAATTGATATTATTAAAAATAATAAGATTGATGTTATTCACTCTGAAGAAATGTTAGATGGTTTTGAGGCGTTTAATAGAATTCCTTTGGATTTATTAAATCAGATTTATTCTAACGATAGATCTTGGAGAATTGTTGAGACTTGTCATAACATATGGTACGACCCAAAAACGAATAAAAAATTACAACCTGAAGCATATTCATTGGTAACTCCGTATCATATGGATAATACCTTTAAGAGTACAAAACCGATGAAACGACTTTCTTTATACCCTTTCGAGAATAAAGTTAATTCACTATTGGAGGAATATGGAACCATTAAAGGTGTTAATACCGTACCTCTTATACATAAACTAAAAATAAGAGATGAGTTAGGTTTAGATTTAATGAAGACTCACGTATTAAATGTTGGTTTATGGACGAGCGGTAAAAATCAAGGAGAAGGTGTTGAGGTCGCAAGAACTTTAGTAGAATCTAACCCTAACATTCAATTTCACTTTATAGGAAACCAAGCACCAAATTTTGAGGGATATTGGGGTTCGATTATGAAAGACTTACCATCAAATGTAAAAGTATGGGGTGAGAGAAGTGATGTTGATAAATTTATGCAGGCAT